CCTAACAACAATGATTTTATTAAATGGGTTTGCTTTATCTAAGACTTCTTCAAGTGCTTTGTATAGTGCAATAAATGTTTTACCTGTTCCTGCTACTCCATGTAATGCGATAAAATAATCTTGTCTCTTATATGCCTCGTAAAATTTTCGTTGGTTTTCTGTAAGAGGTTCGAATGTTTTTAGATGGTCAATCTTTATTCTTAGTGCGTTTGGGTTTGTTTCCCTTTTCTGTGGACTCTGTTGCGTTGGTTGGTCTTGCTCTACCTGTTGCTTCACTGGTCTTCTGGCCATCTACTTCTCCTTTGTTTATTGATTCTCCGTATCTACTAATGTAATACGCATCAATAATGTCGGTTACAGGATTCTTTAGAATTTTATGTTCAAAGGCATCCTGTAAATTTACTTTCACCAATTTGGTAAAAGCGTCAAACATTGCTTGTTTATCTGCGTTACCTTTTCCTGTAGCAAACTTTTTTACTTGTGTTGGTGCTACTACTGAAAATTTAACTCTCTGTCTCCACAACTCGTATTTTAAGTGTCCTGTATTTTCTCCTATGTTGAAAATTCTTCCTTTAGCACCGAAAGCATAGTCTTCGATGTATACACTATCTATATTAGATGAAACGATAATGCCTGTTGCCCACAATGAAATCTTGTGGTGTCGCTCTTCTTCGCATTCGTATGTGGGATATTTGGTAGATTCGAATTGCCAACCTTTGTGTTCCCAGGTTTTGAATTCTTTACCGAGATAGAAAAATTTGTTGTCAAAACAAATTGCTGGTGATGTTAGTGAGTAGTCTATACCTGCTGTTTTAATTATCTTCGTCATCTACGAAATTATCTTCATCTAGTTTATCGCCACAAAATGGACAGTATTCAATATGCCAGTAATCTGAGTCCATATCGTGCTTTATTTTAAAATCTGCATCGCAGTTTATACATTGATATTCATGAATCTTTGACATGAACGACCTTTACTTTTCCTTTTTCCAAAAATTGAATGCCCGTGTTATCTCTGTAGGCATTTCTATAGAATACACTATTAATGCCAGACTGAAGAATAAGTTTAGCACAATCAACACATGGGGCGTGAGTGATAAACATATCAGCACCAAGACCAGAATCATTAGATTTTGCCAATTTCGCAATTGCATTTTGTTCAGCATGTAGCACCTCAGGTTTTGTTTTCAATACTTGACCACCATCTTCATGTTGTTCTATAACTTCTTCACAAACATTATCCCAACCTGATGGCGTTCCATTGTAACCAATAGAAATAATTCTATCTTCTTTTACAATCACACATCCAACTTTTAATCTTACTGCATGACTTAGTTTAGAATACTCATTAGCAACATTCAAATGAGCATGAATCATTTTATCTTTCATTGCAATCTCTGTAACTTCAAATTTAACACAAAATTTTCAACAATCAATTTAACTATCATTGTTGTTTTAATCATATCATCACTCTGCTTCATTAACTCTATAACTTGTGATGCTATAATGTTATATGCTAAGTCTTTATCTACATTTAAATTAGACCAATCCATTGGGTCTTCACTCTCAATTTCTTTTGCTAATTCAACAATAGTTTTCAAATTATAATAATCTAATGTCATGGTTTACCTATCTACAATAACTACATTTTTATTGATTCTCTTTTTGTATGCGGCGAGAATACGAATGCCAGGATACTCTCTAATACTCTTTCTTGTTTTATCATTACGAATTAAAAAATAAACATCTTTGTCACCTTTAACATCTTTCATTTCTGTAATGATATTTGAGCAATCAATTGTTAGAGTATCACCTTTCAAATCAAATGACCTTGATGTAAATGTTTTTGTAATCACACAACCGTCAGGAGATAAGTCTGAACCAAAAACAACATCTTTCTTTTCTTTTGTTGTTGCCGTGACAGCAATATTAGGTTCTAGTGTGAAATAACTTCCTTGATTTACTAATTTTGTTTTGTTCGCTTTAATTGCTTTATCAATAATATTTTTTGCGTCTTTACTAAAATATGAATCTGCTGATTCCCAAGTCTCCGCATCATCTTTTTTAATAGAGATTGGGTATATCTTACCCTTTGAATCTGTTAATCTAATGTCTGCTTTTTTTCTATTTGATGTATCACCACCAACCTGTTCTGCTTTCTTACAAGCGAGGACTGTAAATGATTTATTACCACCTTTGAACACAACATTGATTGGTCCTTTTTTTGTATACTCATTGATTGTATCGACCACAATTGATTCATTACCAACTCCAGCAGAGGCACCACCCTGTTTACCTGCTGGTTTTGCTAATACAGCAATTGGTCCTATGATAACACGACCAACTGAAGATTCGCCAGATGGTTTTGTGTCGTATCTAGAACCTTTAATTTTATTTTCAATGTTCTCTAAAACTTTAACTCTGTTCTCATCTGTAAGAACAGCAATTTTAGTAGAGGACATTTTCTTTAGATTTTTGTAACCTAAAGAAATTAAAAGATTGCTTACAATATCGTAATCGAATTTTAATGCCATTAATTACACCAAGATTGTTTTGCTTCTCCAAAATATTCTCTAGCATAACCATTTGCAATCAAAGCACTTCTCAAAGATTGACCATTCAATAATATATCACCAAGAACACGACCACCGAATTTGTCCCAAGAATATAATACCATTTGGCGAGTTTGTGATGCGTTAACTGCATTTTTAGTAAACTCTGTGGCGGCCTTACCTCTTGCATCTTCAGAAGGGCATTGCGCTCTGTGACCCTTTTCTGGAGTATCGACACCATAGATTCGGACTGCTAATTCTGGTTTCAATGGTTTTGGTAAGAATGGTGCTGAGATAACAACGGTATCACCATCAGATACACGAAGAATTTGTGCTTCATATATCATACCTTGTGGTGTTTTCTGTGCGAATATTGGTGTTGCAATAACTGCTAACAACAATGCAAAGGTAAATTTTTTCATACAAGTGCCTCTATAAATTGTTTTGTTGAATTTTTCCATGTCCACATTCTAGAAGAACGATATACCTCATCACGATTAATTTGATAACACGCATTTACTGAATGTTGTAAATTATCACTATACATTCCATTATACATTGGTTGTATTGCTTCTAATGGTCCAGGTTCTATATATGATGCCACGGGTGTTCCACACGCTATACTTTCTAAAATGACAATCCCAAAAGTGTCTGTCTTACTAGGAAATACAAATACATCTGCATTTGCTACCCACTCTGCTAACTCTGCTCCTCTTTTTACACCAACAAACAATACATCTGGATATTTTTCTTTAAGAGTATTTAGATAAGGACCATCACCGACCAATACCTTGCTACCTTTCAGTTGACAAAAATCGTCTAATCCTTTTTCTTTTGAAACACGACTTACACAAACAATATAACTACTTGGTTTTTTTCTTCTTGTCGGATTAAAGATTTCATCATCAACTCCTCTTGTCCAAACCTCAAGTGCTTTGAATCTTTTTTGAATTAATTGTTGTTTCATTTGATTAGTCGGCACCAAAACTTTTTTTGAATCACGATGAAACCATCTTAAATATTTGTATGTGATACCCTCAGGAATACCATATATTGATTTTAAGAATTCAGGAAATTTAGTATGGTAAGAAGTATTGTACCGTATATTGTGACGGTTACAATGAAATCTAGCGAACAGACCAATAGGACCCTCTGTGGCGATGTGTATATAATCTGGAGATATTTCTGTAATCTTTTTACCGATTTTCCAAGGAAGCGAAAGTTTAACCTCAGGGTAGCCTGGGCAATCAAAATGTATGAACTGCCTGGGATTAAGATATACGACAGAATACCCATCCAAAACCAAATTCTTTTCAATATTCTGGAATGTTGTAACAACACCATTGACTTGGTCTGGTAGATTATCAGTTACTATCAGTATTTTTTTCATTCTGTACCAACTCCGTCCAAGTTATAATTTCCCATGTGCCATCTGTATGTTCAACTAATGCGGTGCAAGATTCTACCCAATCTCCATCGTTCATATACATTACACCATCAATTTCTTTTATCTCTGCATGATGTATGTGACCACAAATAACACCATCAAATCCTTTTTTCTTACAATGTGTTGCAAGATTCTTTTCGAACTGAAACATAAAATCTACGGCTCGTTTGACTTTATGTTTTAGATAACGACTTAATGACCAATAACTCAGGCCAAATTTATGTCGCCACCAATTAAACTTACTGTTCAAATTCAACACAAAATCATAAGCAGAATCACCTAAGAATGATAACCATTTAGCAATTCTTGTAATACCATCAAACAAATCACCGTGTGTTACAAGATAATGCTTACCATCAATACCAATATGCTCTACCTGATTACGAATTTCTACTAGACCAAAAGTTAATCCATAAGGTATCATTGGTCTTAAAAACTCATCATGATTGCCCGTCACATAAATGACTTTTGTTCCTCTTTTGGCGTAACCGAGTATACGCCTCACCACATTTGTGTGAGATTGTTTCCAGCGCCATTTGTTTTTCTGAATCTTCCATGCATCTATTATATCACCAACCAAATAAAGAGTATCACAGCTATTATGTTTTAAAAAATTATTTAGTAACTCTGCTTTACAATCTTTTGTTCCCAAATGCACATCACTAATGAATATGCTTTTGTAGTGCATTTATGCCGCCTTTGCCCAAACTTCATCCCAATTACCAGATAAGGCGCCTTTAGAATAATCTGTCGAGCGATTTTCAAAGAAGTTTGTGTGCGTTGGTGCGTTAATCATTTCTTCTACCCAAGGCAAAGGATTCTTTTTAACTTTAAAGACACCCTTCAAACCTAAAGATATTAGTCTTCTGTCTGCAATATAGCGAATATATTTTTTAACATCTTCAGAAGTCAAGTTATTCATCTCACCCATTTCAAATGCTAGGTCAATAAATTTATCTTCAAGTTCAACCATTCGCTCTGCTATAATATATAGTTGAGATTTAAGGTCATCATTCCAAATCTCTTTATTTTCTTCAATGTATGTTCTGAACAATTTAATCATTGATTCAGCATGCATAGTTTCATCAACGATAGACCAAGTAACAATCTGCCCCATACCTTTCATCATACCGTGGCGTGGGAAATTCAACAACATAATGAATGAAGAGAACAACTGCATACCCTCTGTAAATGCTGAGAATACTGCAATATGTTTTGCTGTATTTTGTTTTGTTCCGTTCTTGCTTGAAATGTCTTTCACATAATCATGCTTTTGTCTCATCGCATCATATTCTAAAAATTGATTATACATTGCCTCTGGTAGACCTAGTGTTTCAATCAAATGCGAATAAGCGGCAATGTGTAATGCTTCTCTTGCGGCAAAACCTAAAAGCATCATGCGAACTTCTGGTTGCGAAAAATAGGGAAGATAATTCTTAACATATCC